ATGACTAAAACATTTTATATAACTTATTGGGCTAACAAGCACAAAAAGCACATAACAAGACAGGGCAAACATGATGAGAAATCTCGTTATGGTGTTGCTAAAAATGGGACTGCGTATTATGTCTATTATGACATGGACGCACATGGATACAGGACTGCAAGTGGCAGTTGGAAAGTGAGGCATTAATGAAAATATTAATTGGTTTATTTGGATATGTCCTTTTAATGCTAGGTGTAATCCTAGCATTGCATTATGATTTTACTATTGGAGTAATAATTACTGCAAGTGGTTTTTTCATGTTTTGGGCAATGTTACCACAATACGATGAAAGAGGCAGACATGACAGACTATAATTGGTGTCATGGACCAGAGTGCCATACACATAAAACACAGGATAGAATAAGAGGTGTCAAAGGTTCAAAGGTTTTGAGGACCAGAAAGATTGCAATTAATAAATGGAACGAGAATAATGTCTGGTCCCATTTTTGTAGTCAAGGTTGTTGGAATGAATTTATGCATGAACATTGGGCTGAGTTCATGAGTCTATATCCAAGAACCGAGTGCCTCGAAACACCAATAGAAGTACAGGTAGAAACTAGGACTAATTGGGCAGGCAATCCATACAAAGAAAAAGTTATAAAAGAGGTTGACAATGCTTGACTTATCCTATATATTCAAGGACATGACAGACAATAAAGACTATACAAGAAGAAACAGATTCAATGGTGAGACTGTTGAATTAACAAAGGAAGAAGCAGATCTACATGACCAGGTATTTTATCACGAGGCATTAGAGCAGTGGGATAAGATGCTAAAAGCAAAGGACAAGTTTTGCAGACTTAATCCTAAAGCATATATGGTCCTACTAGATTAACTCTCTCACCCCTGGCCCTCCGGGCCAGGGGTCCCGAACCAAATCCAAACATCTAAAATAAACAAGACCCTATCCCCCCTTTTTGCACAAAGGGGTCCCACTACTACAGGTTGTATTGCTTGATTTAGACAGTTATAGCTGGTAAAAACATATTGAACACTTTAAACGTAGTGCAAAAAATTTTTTAAAAATTTTTATGAGATTGAATAATAAAGATATAACTAAACTACCTTCAGACGTTCGTAAAACTTATAGACAACTGCAAGTTATGTTAGTTGAGAAAAAAAGACAAAACAAAGCTAAAGATGATTTTATATCTTTTGTAAAATGTATGTGGCCTGATTTTATAGAGGGGTCCCACCACAGACACATTGCAGATAAATTTAACAAATTGGCTACAGGCGAAATAACACGTTTGATAGTTAA